CAGGTTCAACCTTCGTTGCCTTCTCCTACATCGGTTCTGACGTTGACGTTATCGCTGCAACTGTTGTTCCTCCTGTTGAGGCAGGTGACATTCTGCAGATCGAAGGTGAGGATGAGAGTAGAGAGGTTGCTCTGATTGAATCTTCTAACTCACTTATCACATTCGAATACTCAGGTGCTGTTAAGGGACGTAACGGTGCTGCTCTTGCAACAATCGAGAAGGGTCGTGTTACTGAGGCAATCCTTACAAACTCTGGTGATGGTTACGATTCACGTCCTAACGTGGATGTGATTTCATCTTCTGGTTTTGGTGCACGTATCAAGGCACTTGTTGGTCTCGCACGCATTGACGTGAAGAACGCAGGTCAAGGTTATGTACAACCAACTATCAACGTGAACACTACCGTTCCTGATAACTTCTTCGCACCTTCAGGTGTTGGAGTCAACGGTGGTATTGACATCTATGATCCTAACTACGTTCCCCCAGGTGAATCTCAGGCACAAGGTGAACAGGCAATCGTTATTGAGTCACAACCAGTTAACACAACTGTTAACCAAGGTCAAGTGGCATCCTTCACAGTCATCGCTTCTACAATCCCTGTGGGCGGCACAATCGCTTATCAGTGGCAGAAGAAGAACTACGGTGAAAGTGATTGGAACAATATCAACGGTGCTACATCTCCCACATACACAACTCCTGTTACCACACAGGCAGATGGTGGTGATGAATTCAGATGTGGTCTTACCGCAGCGGGTGCAACACCTACACTTTCCAACTCTGCAGTTCTTACAATCAACATTGGAGCAACTACAGTGGATAACTTCAGTCCTGACCAGATCTTTGATGACAACTAAATAATGGAAGATAATGAATTCTATTGCGAGTGGAAGATGGGAATCCACGAACTTCGTGCATTCTACGATCATCTTAATTACTCGATCAAGATGTGGCCAGGTTCTCCTGCGAGACCCGCAGAAGAGCAGCAGTATCTTGAATATTGGAAGAAACAAACTTTTGCGATGATCTGTGAATATAACCTTACGGAAATCGACTAATGGCAGCAAATGGGAGTTACAATTCAGTAACAGACATACTAACAATTACAGGTGATGGTCTTCCAACTCCTGTAGTTCCTGGTACGTTCCCGAATAGTGATAATGCTAATACGATTACATCATATACTTTCTCCCATAACTTTACCTATAGGGGTGGGACAAACTCAACAACTTCAGGATCTCTTCCTGTAGGTATCGTTGGTCTTAGTGCCAATGGAGTTGCCATTTATAATCCTTCAGGTGGATCACTAGGAACTCCTCCACAAGGTTTCAACTGGGTTGCATCAGCAACAAATACTGCTGTTGACTTTGGTGAGGACAACTGTGGTGGTTATCCTGAAACAACTGGACAATATCATTACCGTGACTCACATCTTCTGAATTGTTGGAAAGCAAATCAGGTGATGGCAGGTTATAACGATTACTACGGTTCAACACAATATGAAGGTGACAATATGCGTCACCCTGATGGTCACTCTAAGATCATCGGTTTTTGCTTTGATGGGTATCCTATCTACGGACCATATGGATATGATAACCCGACTGATAATACATCAGCAGTCAAAATTATGGTCACAGGATATAAGATCCGTGATCAGATTGCTGTTAATAGACCTGCGTATGATTCAACATACCCTAAAGGTGCATTTATTCAAGACTATGAATACAATGCAGACCTCACTGGAAGACATCTAGATGCATATAACGGGCGTTTCTGTCATACTCCCGAATATCCGACTGGTACCTTTGCGTACTTTATGTCGATTCACGATGATCTTTCTGATGATAGAACTTTTGTTGTCACTGTATCTTCAGAAAGTGATGGCAACAAATACAGACTTGATGGCGTTTTATATCCTGACATAACCTTAACCAAAGGTTCTACCTATACATTTGATCAGTCAGACCCCTCTAATGCCACACACAATATTCGTATCTCAGCGACCTTGAACGGACCTTGGAACCTAGGTACAGAATACACTTCAGGAGTGACATATCACGGAACTCCTGGTCAGGCAGGTGCTAAAACTGTAATTACAGTTCCTCAAGATGCACCCGCTAATCTATATTATTACTGCCTGAATCATTCAGGTATGGCGAACAATGCGATCGGTACTGTGATCGCAGATATGAGTTATGAACCCAAATTTCCATTCATCTTTGGTCTAGTATCAAAAGAACAAGTTAATGTTCCTGCTAACCAAGGCATCACACAAGAGCAGCAGCAGGGTGGTGGAGATCAAGGTGGTGACGATCCAGATCCACCTACTTTGGTAATCTCTTTGCAACCAACCAATGCTACTGTTAGCAATGGTGGTACTCAAACGTTTACCGTTCTAGCAGAGGTTCAACCACAAGCAGGAACTATTAACTACCAGTGGCAGGTCTCCACTGATGGTGGTTTTGCTTGGTCTAATATTACTGGTGCAACATCCAACGTTTTAACCGTTGTAGCACTTTCTTGGATGACTGGGTATAGATATAGATGTGTGCTGATAGGTCCTATTGGTGAACCTCAGCAAGCACAAAACTCTCCTCTATCCTCAAACCTCGCTATCTTAACTGTTACTGGTGGAACCAGTGGAGTAGATACGTCAGGTGTTTTGAAATGGGATAGTAATGTTGGACGTTATGATATGACTGCGGTTCCGCTTGATAGGGATAATAACAATCCTGATTTCACTAGGAACAACTTAAGATTTGACTTGACCAATTTCGAGTTCGACCTCACATAAATAAAACTGTAGAAAAACCCCACCGCTATGGCTAAGCAAAATCTTAACATTGGTGTGTCAGCAAATGATGGCACTGGTGATACCCTAAGAGATGGTGCTATTAAACTCAACAACGTTATCAATGAGTTATATACCTTTCTTGGAGACAATACAAACCTGCAAATTAGTGTCGGAAGTCCGTCAACTAATCAGGTTCTAAAATGGAATGGTTCAGTATTCACTGAAGGTCAACTTTCTATTTCTAATCTTACCGATATTGATGTTAGCGGTGTCAGTAACGGACAGGTTCTGAAGTGGAACGAAGCAAACGCTCGTTGGCAAGCAGGGGACGATCTACAAGGTGGTGGAGGCGGTGGTTCTTCAATCACTAATCTTTCTAACAACGGATCGGGTAACGTTGTTATTGATACACATTTTCTTCCTAACTCAGATGCAACATACGATCTGGGTTCACCCTCACTGAAATTTAGAGACCTGTACCTCGATACATCTACCATTTGGATGGGAGATACTGGTATTTCTACTGATTCAGTAACACAAGAATTAACTCGTAGAAAGAGACACGAACATACTGTTAATAGTATTGACACTGGTGCTACTCGTACTATTGCATCTAAACTTGCTTCTGAAGATTCTACACAAGAAGAGAAGTTTAGACTTAGATTCTCTGCAATGAAAGCAGGTACTAAGTTGCAAATTGAAGATGCTACTGGTGCCAAAGCAACAGTCACATTCGGATCCTTTACTGCTGAAGCAGGTGCGGCACGTGGATATATAACAACAACTGCTGCAGGTGCTGATCAGTCACAAGAGTTGTCTGTCGCTAGTGCTGTCAAAATTACATCCTACAACCGTGTGGTTTCTGAGGATGAAGGAGGCAACATTGAGTTGGGTGGACAAGCACTGAAGTTTGCTGCAGGTAAAGAGATTAAATTTGATGATGACGGAATCCTTGAACTTCCTTCAACTAGTTCTATTCGTTTTGGTGCTACTGGCTCTACGAAAGTCATTGCTATGGACAGTAGTGGCAATTTGGATCTTCCTGTTGGTACTGACATTCGCTTTGGTGGTGATGCTGCTAAATCAATCAAGTTCGATGGATCTGGTAACCTCGAAGTTCCAGATACTGCTGAAATTCGTTTCGGATCTGGTGGAACTAAGAAACTAAAGTTTGACGGTTCTAATAACTTAGAACTTCCTGCTGATTCTGAAATCAAAGTTGGAACCAAGAGAATGAGAATTGGTACCAATGGTGAGTTGGAAGTTGCAAACGATGGTACTAACTTCAATGAAATTGGTGGAGGATTCCAATCTCAGATCAACAATGCTCCTGTCGGATCATCAATTATTAAAGGACATAATAATAGTACAATTCATAAACCTTCTCCTACTATCCTGTTCAGATTTACTGCTGCAGGACAAACAAGTTATACAGTACAGGGACCAGGGTTCCCTTCATCAGGTGCCACTGGTAGTCCTACTGTTATCCTGTATCGTGGATTTACATATGACTTCCACAACCAAGCAGGTGGTGCACATCCACTAGCGATTAGAACATCAAACGGTGGATCTGCATATACGACTGGAATCTCTGGTTCTAATACTGGGGTGCAGCAATTCACAGTTCCTATGGACGCACCTAATACTTTGTATTATCAGTGTACTATCCACGGAGCTATGGTTGGAACCATTGACATTAGATAAGTAAATGCCAAGATCAGTACCAGGAAGCGGAGCGATTATTGAACCAATCTTTAACAGCATCTATGGTGTTAGAGAGGTTTATGTGGTAGATGGTGGGAGTGGATATAATCCATCTGACCCTCCTCAACTTAAAGTCGGTAACTGTGGTACTCCAATCAGAGAAGCAGTCTTACAACCAGTAATATCAAATGGTCAGATTGCTTCAGTAAGAGTTTTGGATCCTGGCGAAGGATACGATCCATTTAGAATTGAATTAGAAACTGAAGGCGCAGGTCACGGTGCAGTAGCAAAAGCAATCCTGTATGAGCAGGATGAGGTTGCACCTGACGGTACTATCATTGCTCCTGCAGGATCTATTCAATACATACAAGTTTTGTCTAACGGTGACGAGTATTTCTCATCTCCCACAACTGCTGAAGTAAAAGGTGGTGGTGGATCAGGTGCTGAACTTCGTCCTGTTGTTGGACTCGTTACTGGTTTGTCACTAGAAAATCCTGGTGCAAACTATGAATTGGGAGACATCAACTTAGTTGTCTCTGGTGGCGGGGGGCAAGGTGCAACTGGCGTTGCAGAGGTTGATGAATTTGGCGTTGTCAAATCTGTCGATGTCTCTAACGTTGGTGAGTTCTATGAAACTGCACCTACTATCTTACTCAACGGTGGTGGTGGATCTGGTGGTGTTGCAAAAGCAAACATCAATCTAGGTTCAATTACATCTATTGATGTTATCAACCCTGGTGGTGGATATTCGTCTGCACCCTCAGTTCTGTTTACACGGAACACTGACTTAACTAAACAGTCAAGAAACCGTCAATCATTTAACTCTAACCTCTATAACATATCTGGTCTACTTGCAGACGTAGACGAGAATGATCAAACCATCTATGTACAAACGACTGCTCCTTACCCTGGTTCGGGCAAAATTCTTATCGGTCGAGAAGTTATCAGATATACAGGTAAAACACTTACCTCATTCACTGGTTGCGACCGTGCTCTTAACTTCCGATATGATCAAAAGGTAACAGTCGATTCACTGGCAGATGTCGAGGGCGTTTCAGGATACAACTTTAATGTCGGAGACAGAGTTATTAGAACCACAGAAAGTTCTAGTAACAAAATTGCTAGGGTGTATGACTGGATTCCAGAACAGAGAGCACTCTTCCTCGTTTTCGAGGTTGATGAACTTGCTTTCATTGATGGTGGATCCTCTCAAGTTAAGTCACAGGTTATTGACTTTACTGGTGGTGTTGCTTCAGCATCTTCAACTGGTGTTGAACCACACGTCTTGATCGATCTTGCTGATTCAAGAATTATAACCTTGACTGTTCCTATCAGTTACATTCAAGATAAGGCATTCGAAGATGATGATGAAGTAGGTGGAGCGGGTGATGGCATCCCCGATTTGGTAAATACTAATACCGACTTTGAAGGTGAGATTAACCTTGATGGTGGAATCGCATCTTCACTTTATGGTATTGAAGAAACTGTTGGTGGTACAAATACCACTTTGTTTGCGATTGGAGACCAGATGACTGACGGTTCCAATCCTCCATTATCTCCTACAGTATCTGTAGCAGGTGAACTGGGAGATGGTGATGTGCACCCTGCTGAGGTGCAATTTATTATGCGTAGCACTAATCCTGAAAATGGAAACTTTACAGTTGATGAAACTGTTACAGGATCTATCACTGGTATTACTGCTACTGTGAAGTCTTGGGATTCAACATCTCGGACTCTGGTAGTTAAAACTGTAGTAGGAAATGCAGGTAACTTCCTTTGGAATAACAACGAAACTGTTACTGGTGGTTCGACGGGAACAGTGGGCACACCCCTGAAAATTGAGTATCTCTCATACCTCAGAAACGAACCCGACTAAAACCCTCATAAATAAAGAGAAGGTAGAAACTGTCCAATGGCACTACTTACTGACCAATTTAGAATTTTTACTGCGGAAAAATTCATCAA